TTATAAGTATGTAGTAACGAAGTATTCAAAACACCAGTCTTTGCAGTAGATGCACGTGCATAAGCAGCAGCAGATTTCTTACACTCAAACTCTTTAACAAGGTAGTTAACTTCTCTTGCTGCTTCCTTGCGGTAGTCAGCAAACGCTTGGTCGGCAATCCCTACAGGATCGTGTCCATACTCCTTGCTCATTTCGGTGACACCAACATAGTGCTCCTCACATCTCTCCATAAAGATTTTGTTAGAAACAACGATCTTCTCATACTTACTTGGTTTGATCTGTATGATATCAAGTTCCTCATAAGCGTTAGTCGAAGATAGATCTCTCAACTTAGATTCTAATGATTCAACAGTGCTAAGATCCTTAGGTGATTCTCCTTCACCATCATCAAATCCTGTACCATCATCACCTTCATCACCACCTTCACCTTGCTCAGACTTAGTTTCAAAACCATCATCACCTTCTTCATCACTCTCTTCACCATCTTCTCCTTCACCCCAGTTGCTACCAGGTTGTGAACCATCACTAACACCGTCTGTCTCCCCCTGTGGCATTTGCTTTTTCTCTGCTGGTTGCTCTACATCCTTTCTGTACTCCCAGAGGACTCTTGCTGCCTCTATAGCGTCCTCGAAAGTTTCTACTAGTGCTATTTGATCTACGATTGCTTGCTCTACAGTATTGAAAGGAACGTCAACATAGTTTCCAATCTTGAAATGAAGATTCACTCTATCTGCCATAGTAAACTCTTCAAGATCTTTCTCCCAAACACTAAAGAAGTCTTGATCATTTAATTGCTTATAACCTTCAAAGAAAGACTTACGTAAACCAGGAAACTTACGCTTCATTAACTTCTCAATACGTACGTCCTCTGTGATGTTTAAGTATCCTTGTGGTACACCAGTTGAACTAAGGTCTACATTAGGTGTGTATAATGCGTGTCCTACTTCGTGTCCTACAAGAAGATCATAGATTGTATTTGTTAGTCCTTTCCAGATAGGAAGTGTCAAGATTCTTTTCTGCACATCGAACGATGCTGTGTCCACAGTCTTGTGTTGGACAATAAGGTTTTCAGTAGCTAGTAGTCTAGCAAGGTTACCTTTAACTTCGTAATGTGATGAATCTGGCATTGGGTGTTTGTTTCTTATGTCCTTATTATACGAAGAAACCCTCCGCTTGGGAGGGTTAAGTAGACACTTTATCAACTGTCTACGTCTTGCTCTCGCTTGACGCAGTGCCTGTGGTTTAAGGTGACGTTTCTTTTCTTTCTTTGAATGATGCTGCCAGTTTGGAACTTTCATTGAGTGCCTCCAGTGCGGCTAGTACTTCGGGAGTCTCTTCCCAACTCCACGTTTCTTCTCGACCTTTCTTATCTATCTTAGTGAATGTCTTAACGGTCATAAGTTAAATCCTCCGACTTGATTGAAAATAGAATGTCATCCAATTCCTGTATGTGCTCTATGTTGAACACCATCTCGCTGACGTGCTTGATGAGGAATGGACTTTCAGATCTAGCAGCAAAGGCAAGTGCTTCTCGCAAATGCTTCTGTGCTTCTGCTAGTTCGGTTTTAACTTGTTCTGAAATTTGTGTTTGCATTAGGACTCCGTTATAAGTGAGTCGGGACCACCAGATTCTTTAATCTCAAGGTGTGAGAAGTTTTGTGGTTTGGAGAACTGTAGTACCCGCATAAATTTGTCTGTTAGGTTATCACGGTGCGAGATAACAAATACGTTTGACTTATCGTTAAACGTTCTGAGGATGAATGATAACTCATCTGACCCTACTGTGTCAAGTGATCCATCAAAGATCTCATCTAGGATAAGGAGGTTGGTGTCAACGCTGTTCTTTAGTTTAGCAATGGATCGCCAAGTTAGCAACAAACTGATATCAATACGTGCTTTCTCACCCTCTGAAAAATTTTCATATGAGAACTCATCAATGTATCTAGACTTCAATACTTCCTTAAATTCTTCATCTAATGTGAAGTTACAGTAGAATTGTAACTTATTTAAGTACTGGTTGATGAGTTTATTCATCACAGGTAAGTACTTCTTAATAATTCTAGTCTTAATACCTGAGTCTCTTAACAACAGACTGGCTGTCATATGTACATCCAAAGACTTTTTGGAATCTATAAGTGACAAAGTGACAGACTTTAAATCCTTCTGCATTTCAAGCAGTTTAGAAGCTTCTACGTCTATAGAAGAGCCACTAGCTTCCAGATCTTTTTGTTGTGCAGTTAATGCCTTTATCGTACCGTTCTGTGTATGTGTGATTTGTATCTGCTTAGATATCTCACCACTCAGTTCACGTAACTTTTCTAGCGGTGAAATAACTTCAGTAAGACGTGTATCGATATCTTGAAAAGCCGTTTCGATCTCTCCGATCTTTTCATCGAGTTCCTTGATTCTGTCACGTTTCAATTCCTCTGTTATAGATTGTCTACAGGTGGGACAGGAATCATTTCTAATATAGAATCCCTTGTCCTTGTTTAGTTTATTCTTTTTACTAGTTAGTTTCTGTGATACAGTACATAATTGATTCTTAACTTTCTCTGGGTCATTCAGTTCTGCTATCTCATCATTGAGATCTGCTATCATCTCATTAGCTTCTGCTATCTTAGCTACGCATTTATTCTGTTCATCTAAGATATTTTTTAACTGTGATCTTTGTTTTGATTCTAATTGTGTAATGAACCCTTCCTGTAGTGTAATCTTCTCCTTAACGCTTTGAGCGTTTAGTTCGTGCACCTGCACAGCATCCCTTATCTCTTTCAACCTGACTTTCAGGATCTCATTCATATTAGAGAAGACATTTATATCTAGGAGGTCTTCTATGATTTCTCTACGTTGAGCACCAGGTAATCTCATAAATGGAACAAATGTTGATGATCCAAGTACGACTATCTGTGTGAATGATTTGTAATTAAGTTTTAATATTTGTTTCTCAAGTGTCTTCTGCTGATCTACTACCTTTGAGTCTTGATCAAGCATCTTACCATTCTCCCAAATCTCAAAGAAGTTTGGTTTGATACCACGTTTGATATGATATCGTCTCTGACCTATCTGAAACTCTACTTCTACTACAGTACCTTTATCGTTTACACTATTGACAAGTTGTGATTTACTGATCTTTCTAAATGGTTTTCCAAACAAACCAAAAGTAAAGGCATCAAGGACAGTACTCTTACCTGCACCATTGCTACCTATAATTAAATTAGTTTTATGTGTTGTAATATCAATCTCAGTAAAGGTGTCACCTGTACTAAGAAGGTTCTTCCATCTTATTTTCTGGAACTGGATCATCAGGTTCTATCACAGGGGGAATAACAAGTTCATCAGGAGTGATGATACTGTACTTAGAATTCGTTTGCTCACACGTGGCAATGACCTGACGGTCTTCAACTTCAGTGATGGCCATCGGAGGAAAATCCTCTTCTGCCTCTAGAAGTGTAGCATACCGCATTGCGTCATCTTTGTCAACAAAGAGATACAAAACGTTTTCATCTATCTCATCACGGACAGCATAAGCCCCCTCCTTGCCCATTCCTTGTAGTGTGATGATGAACATTAAACAGCTTCACAACTTTCAATATATAGGGATTTCATCAATTTTTTAAGGTCGGTTTTATCTACATTAACCTCTACGTCATCAAGGTATTCATCCAGTAGTGACAAGGTATCTTTTACATCTATTTCATTTGCTTCTGGGTCTTCAAAAACTCCTACCTTTTCTATAACACTAACATCTAATGTACCCTCATCATACAATGAGTTTAGCATATGCTCAAACCGAGCATAGTTACTTTTCTGTTCTACTATAACCTTAACGTACTGCCCTTTATAATTCTCTGGTTGTATTACTGTATCATCATTCCAGTATATCTTAGAGAAGATCTCATATGGATTCTTAATGAACTCTAGTTCAAAGGTATCTGTATCAAAGCTATGGAACCCTCTAGGATCTCCATAGTCATTCCAATACATTTGATATGGATTACCTAGGTAAGTTACGTTACCTTTTGTGCTCTTATGATGGAAGTGGCCACTGAATACGAGATCAAAGTTTGCAAAAGTACTAGCGTCCATACCGTGTTCGTAGACGAAGCCAGGACGAGCAAGATAGCCACTGAGCTCAAGGTGACCCATTGCGACTTTAGAAGTACTTTGTTGTATAGTCTTAAGAGATTTGTCATAATTATCGGGGCATATCCAAGGTACAAATAGTATAGAGGTACCTCCTATATCTAGATCAAGAGCATCCTGATAACAATACACATTGTCATATTCAGACAATAACATATACAATGTGTTAAGATCGTTTGTATTTTTATAGTATGCTGTATGGTTACCTACGATAGTATGGACAGTAATATCCATAGCTCTGAGAGTGTCATAGTATCTTCTTGCCCATTGCAAGGTAACGAAGTCTATACTCTTTCTATTATCAAACGTATCTCCTAGATCTAGTAGAGTGGTTATTTTATTCTTCTTCAACCACGGGAAGAATATATTATCGTAAAATTCTGAGTAGTAATCTAGGTATACCTGACTACCTTTATGGCTACCAAAATGTTGGTCGGTGATGATACCTACTTTCATTTTTTAGTTGTGTTGCTACGTGTTCTGTTTATTATAGTAATAAAACGATCGCCAGCAAATGCACCAGCAAGACAAACGTCAATCTCGTCTCCATCTTTCCAATTCGTTTCACCATTCATCTTGGTGTGGGTCATTGCAATTTGGATCTTGTCGATCACATCTTGTGTCAGTCTCATCTAGACATTCTGATTTCAATGTTTTCTTTGATGGAGTTCATATCCGAATCGGAGCTACCCATCCCACTCATTGTACCATCAAATTTGTCAGAGTGCAACACTTCACTATATCCTGATCTCTCGATTAGTTTGGTACGTATCTCCAGTTGCTTTTTCTCTTTCTGGATCTTACGTAAGAATGCGTAGTAAATTATTTGTGTGAAGTATGCAAAAGGATTCTTGGATTTCTCTGGATCAAAGTTGTCAACATACTGTAGGCAGTTCTCTATGCCATCACAGACCATATCCTCTCTGAACATATAGTTCACGAAGTTTGGTTTGTATGACAGGTGCGTAGCTATCTTTAAGAAGCACTCTGCAATGTAAGGGGTGAGGCGAGGTCGAGGAAGATCATTCAATTTAGCAAATTGTACTTTCTCTCTGTACGCTACGATAGCAGCCAAGAAGTCTTTATTGTTGACGTAATACTCCGTCTTGACTTTAGATCGCATTGCCATTTTATGTTTCCTTTTGTATCGTTATTATAGCACATTGCCTAAGGGCTTGACAAGTACTTTGAATCTGTATAGAATAACAGTGTCGCTGTGAAGGGGACATTAGGTCCTATACATCCGTTCAAATAAATTCCTAGCTTTATTGATAGAACCTAGGTTACCCATTTCGAGTGTGGGTCTTATCCTATTAGGAATAGAATTTCGGAAGACCATCTCAATATTCTCCTGATAAAAATCGGCAATCGGTTTAACCGCCGTCGTCATTGCTACTATCTTAGCACGTTCTACAACAAATGTCTCGTCTTGTGACATACAAGACTTCATCCATAGATCTAGCTTGAATCCTTTAATCGTTGTGGATCGATCCGACGCATTTGCTTCTAACACTTGCATAGGATTATGAAGATATACAACAGAGTCATCCTCAGGAGGAAACGTTACTCCAGAAATGAGCTCTTCACCAGTCAACAATTTGAGTGAACCAATAAAATC